TAGGTCAAGAAGTTGAATATGAATTTATAGACGGTAGATTTCCTAAAGTAAAGCCTGTATATCAAAAGCCAGGATTTGGTGGGGTTAAAGATGATCCTAATAGACAAAGAAAAATAGATAGATGGGCAGGTTTAGGACGTGCAATAGATTATTTTGGCACGGAAGCAACAAAAAAAACTAATGAACAAATATTTGCAAAAGCACAAGAATGGATAGATTGGGTAAATGATGAACCTAATAATAGTAGTAATGACGATTTACCATTTTAATTATGAATGAAAAAGAAAAATTTGAGGAAATATGCAAAGTTACAACTGATGTTTTAGGTTTGCCTGAAGATTGTTTAGGTAAACGTGCCAGAACGCATAACATAACTTTAGCTAGACAAATAGCTGGTTATATTGGTAGAAAATATAAAATAGATAGAAATATAATAGCTAGTGCATTTAATAAAAACAGAACCTGCTCATACTTTTACGAAAGGGAACATGACGGTAAAGCTAAATTTGATTATGAATATGCTGAAAACTATGCAAAAGTTTTAGGAAAATACCAGGAAATAAAAGGTAATAATAAAATTTTTACAGAAAAAGTTATGTTAGATAGACACTTAAAAAAAGCAGGTTTAAAAAACGCTACAAAAAAAGATGTTATATTTACAATCAAAAGTGGTAATGTAAAAACTGAATTATTTTCAAATTATAGAAAGTTTAGTGAAGATTATGAAAATATTAAAAAATGCTTAGAATTATATCAAATAACAGTTAAATGGGAGTTTATATGAATAAACCTAGTTACTATGCGAACATTCCTGCCAATGTAAGGTACTCTAACTTAAAACCTAATGCTAAACTTTTATATGGTGAAATAACTGCACTAAGTAATAAGTTAGGGTACTGTTTCGCAAGTAATAGCTATTTTGCTGAACTGTATGGAGTTAGTAAAAATACAGTATCAAGATGGATAGGTGATCTTACTAAATTAGGATTTATTACTGTTCAAATAGAACGTAATTCTAATAACCAAATAACAAAAAGGATAATAGGTATAGACAAAAAAGTAGATACCCCTATTGACGAAAAAGTCAAAGGTAATAATACAAGTATTAATACTACAAGTAATAATATATCTATAAAGGAAAAATTTATTGATGAGGTTATGACTTATGATTATCCAAAAGATATGTTAGAAGATTTTATTAATTATTGGACGGAAGGCAAAAAGAAAATGCGTTACCAAAAACAAAGTACATTTGAAATAAAATTAAGATTGTTGCGTTGGGCAAAAAACCAAAAAACTTGGAATAAACCTAAATCAACATCTAAAATAGATAGTCAAATAGATGAATATTTAAAAGGAAAAGAATTATTATGAAAGCAATATAGGTTCGGCACTTACTTGTAGAAATACTTGGTAAAGTGGGGTAAAATGTCCTGTATTGCTTTTTTTAAAAATATAAAATTATGAAAGCACTAATGAACGAAGATTTAAAAGATTTAACTGAAAAGGTATATGATTTAATATCTATAACCTCAGTAGAGTTAGGACACCGTACAGACGGTAAAACAATGGCAGCACTTGCTAAGATATTTGCACAAGATTTAATGACAGAAAACAGATTTAGAAGATTAACATTTAATCAGATCAAAGACGCATTTAAAATTGGTGTAAGGTTTTGTGAGTTTGAACCATTTTTAAATATTAAAACTTTTTATCGTTGGACAATAAGCCATAAAAAAACAATAGCAGACGCTGAATATCAAGTCAGAACACTTAACAAGAAACCAGAAGAAGTACCATATTATCAAGAACCTTTAAAATTATTAAAATAAATAAATATGAAAACAAAAGAAAAAGTATTAAAATTACTACAAGAAAATATATTATTAAGAGATAATGACAACAAACTAATTGCCACTATTTGGGATAAAGAATTAGAAAGATTAGGCATACCATGGAATGTACGTAAACATTTTTTTAACATATTTTCAGCTGGTGCTTTAACGCCACCTACTACAATAAGCAGAATGCGTAGGCAAGTACAAGAACAAAACGTAGAACTAAGAGGTAAGCACTATAAAGGCAGACAAACAACTATGCAAAATAAGTGGAAAAAAGAATTAGGATATGAAGTCAATAAGTAAACTTAAAAAAGAATTAGATAAGTGGTTTAGCCTTTATATTAGGTTAAGAGATGCTACCTCAGAAGGTATGGTACAATGTTTTACGTCTGGCAGGGTGTACCACTACAAGCAGATACACGCAGGGCATTTTATGAGCAGAAAAAATCTAGCTACAAGATGGTGTGAAATGAATGTACAACCGCAATCACCAAAAGACAATTTATTTGGTCAAGGTGAACAATGGAAATTTGGATTAAAGTTAGATGCTAAATATGGTGAAGGTACTGCTGAAGAATTACAATATAAAGCAAGACAAACTATAAAAATGTCTAGAGTAGATTATGAAGAAGAAATAAGTTATTACAAAGACCTTGTTAATAAAATAAAAAAAGAAAAAGGAATAGAGTAAATATTTTTTTAACTTTGAAAAATGAGGAAGCCAATATATGCTAGTAAAGAACACCAAGTGTTAATAGAAGCATATATAACAATGAATAAAGAATTTGTTAGAGATATATCTAATAATACAAGATGGAAGAATTATATAGACGTATTAGATATTATAATAGAATACCATAATAATTATGGAAAAGGTATAAGTCAAAGTAATTGGTATGATTGGATCATGATACTACCTGTTAATATATCTGTTATGACTAATGGATATTTTGCTGGTATTGAAACAAAAAGAAATACTAATACTATAAGGTCTTATAAAATAATATTAAACGAAATGCTACAAGATTTAATAGATAAGATAGAAAAGTTAGAAAGGGTTTATGACTAACATTTATTATAAAATATCAAAATTAAGTAACAAATTCAAAAAAATGTGTTATGGTTTAACTGATAATGTTACAGATATTGAAAATGCAGTACAAGAACTAATGTTATATTTTTTACAAATGAATCCTAAAACATTAAAAGATATTTATGAAAAAGATGGTGAAGATGGATTAACAAGGTATGGTGCAGTAGTGTTACGTAGATCATTAACAAGCACTAGAAGTCCATTTTATTATAAATATAAAAAATACTATACACATATTAATAGTATATATGAAACAAACAGTACACTAACACATAAAGAAATAAAAAAAAGTTTAGAAAATTTAGCTGAAGTTAAAGTAGATAATAAAGATTTAGTTAAGTTAGAAAATATAGATAAGCAGTTAGATAATATTCATTGGTACGATTCTAATATATTTAAACTTTATTACTATGAAGGCAATACATTAGATTCACTCGCAAAAAAAACTGGTATAAGCAGGAATAGCTTATTTACCACAATAGATAAAGTAAGAGATATACTTAAAGAAGAATTAAATGAATAGGTTTTTTACAAGCACAGAAGTATATAAAGATAGAATAGGTATATGTAAAAAATGTGCCTATTACTTTAAACCTACTGGACAATGTAAAAGGTGTTTGTGTTTTATGAAAGTTAAAGCACGTTTAGCACCAATGGAATGTCCAGAAAAGTATTGGGAAAAAACAACCGATATAGAAACACCTGAAGATTTACCAAATGAATTAGTAGTTGAGGTTACAAAAATATGGGATGATATTAAAAATGGTAAAGCAAAAGATGTAAAAACGAAAAAAAGAATGATAGAATTATATAATACTATACATGGTACTAATTATAGTATAGGTACTAATTGTGGATCATGTTTAAATAATTGTTATGAAGGACTTAAAAAAATATATCATAAATACAATCAAAATAGATTTTACGAAGTATAATGTTAGAGATGCTTAAACATATAACTGGTTTGTGTGGAGAACCACATCCAAGTTTAATTACCTTATTATTAGGAACACCATTTGCTAGTTATATGATATATAAATATAAAAATTTAAAAAATAAATAATATGTTTACAGTAATAGGAATAATAATAGGCTTTTTAGCAACTGGTTTTATGTTAATTAGTTATTTAGAATTTAAAGAAGAACAAAGAAACCAAAAAGAATTTAAAGAGAACTTTGAAAAGTTTGAAACAAGAACTGGTGCGTTGCATAATGATAGAGTTAATGAACGTACTACAATACCAAAAAAAAATGGAAAATAACATACCGAAATACTACAAAGGGAAAAATGGTTATATGGCAAAAGATGTAGCTGCTAACTTTAATTTAAGCTATAATTTAGGTAGTGCTATGAAATATATATTAAGAGCAGGAAAAAAAGAAAACAATCCAGCAGAACAAGATATAAGAAAAGCTATGAATCATTTACAATTTGAATTAGATATAATAAAAGATGACACTATATAAATGTGAATGTGGTAAAGAAGAAAAACATTTAGGAAAAGTTACTATTGTACACAAAGAAGGCAAATGGGTAGCTAAAGAAGCACTATGTAGTTGTGGTAAGTATATGGATAGTGAACCAACAGATGGTATGCCTAAACTAATTAGAACCGAACCTACACTAACTAAGAAACGTGATAACTTATGGGCAGGTGCAAAAGAAAAACTAATAGGTGAACGTGGTATAAATGAACCGTTTGACTAATGAAATTTGTAATAAAGGACAATAAAGATAAGCAAAGCCTGATAAACTATTTAAAAGAATTAGGTAATGATTATATAGTAGATGTAAAGAAACAAAAAACTAATAGATCAATTATGCAGAATAATTATTATTGGAAATGTATAGTACAAGCATTAGCACAAGAGTTAGGTTACTTTAATGATGAAATGCACGATATACTTAAAGTAAAGTTTTCAAGTGAATGGCAAAGCATACAAGTAAACAATAAAACAATAGGATTGCAAACAGTTAATAGTACGGCAAGAATGAATACTAAAGCATTTGAAGTATATGCAGAAACTATACGTATATGGGCATTAAGTGAACTAGGTATAAGGCTAATGTTACCTAATGAATATAATTAAACAAAAAAACAATTATGATTATAAATAAATTACAAGCACAAATTATAACAACAGCAATAGAATTTGCTTATGAAGGAAAGAAAGATATAGAACTAAATAAGGAAGGCATAATGTTATTAGCTGAAACACAAGCATACTTAGTATCTAAGTTATTACCTGTAAATAAAAATGATATACAAGAAAATATTAAGGATAGAATGATTGAACATAAAAACAAATAGTATATATTTCTATTATATAGTAAGAATTGAATAATCAATCTTTTTCAATTATGGATAAACGAATAAATAACGGTGGTGCTAGAAAAGGTGCAGGACGTAAAAGTAAATCAGAAGAACAAAAGTTAATAGAAAATTTAACACCTATGAATGGCATGGCTTTAGATTCTTTAAAACAAGGATTAGAAAAAAAAGAACAATGGGCAGTTAAATTATTTTTTGAATACTTTTATGGTAAACCACAACAAAGAGTAGATGTAACTACAAATGATGAAAGCCTTAATATGCCTTTAATAAATTTTGTAGATTCTGAACCTCAATAATAAATATAAAGCACTTTTTAATTCTGATGCTAGATATTTTATAATAACTGGTGGTAGAGGATCAGGTAAATCATTTGCAGTAACAGTATTTCTTACTTTGCTTACTATGAGTAAAGGTATAAGAATACTATTTACAAGATTTACTATGGTATCAGCACACTTATCTATTATACCTGAATTTTTAGAAAAGATTACATTATTAGGATATGAAAAAATATTTAATGTAAACAAAGCAGAAGTAGTAAACATTAAAAACAATAGTGATATATTATTTAGAGGTATTAAAACATCAGCAGGAAATCAAACTGCAAGTTTAAAATCATTACAAGGTATATCTACCTGGGTGCTTGACGAAGCAGAAGAATTGATAGATGAAAATATATTTGATACAATAGATTTAAGCATTAGAGAAAAAAACACACAAAATAGAATTATACTTGTACTGAATCCTGTAACTAAAGAACATTGGATATATGATAGGTTCTTTCAAGACAAAGGCGTAGAAGCAGGTTTTAATGGCGTTAAAGACAATGTATGCTATATACATAGTACATACCTAGACAACATAGAAAACCTTTCTAAGAGCTTCTTAGAACGTATTAAAACGATAAAGCATAGAAACTTTAAAAAATACCAGCATACTATAATGGGTGGCTGGTTAGATAAAGCAGAAGGTGTAGTATTTGATAATTGGAGTATAGGTGAATTTAATCCAGATGGATTGCAAACGTCTTGTGGTATGGACTTTGGATTTAGTGTTGATCCAGATAGTTTAACAGAAGTAGCAATAGATAAAAAGAAAAAGAAAATATACCTAAAAGAACATATTTATAAAAACGGTTTAAAATCACAAGAATTAGCACAAGTAATATTAGACAAGGTAGGTAATAAACTAATTATAGCTGATAGTGCAGAACCACGATTAATAGCAGATTTACAACATTTAGGAGTTAATATAAAGCCTGTAAAAAAAGGAACTATTGAAAGTGGTATTACTCGTATGCAAGATTATGAGATAGTAATAACACCTGAATCAACTAATATTGCTAAAGAACTAAATAACTATGTTTATGCAGATAAAGGTTCTAAGTTATATGTAGATTCTTATAATCACGCAATAGATGGTGTAAGATATAACATTATATATCATTTAGATAATCCTAATTATGGTAAGTATTTTGTGCAATAAAAAAGAAAAGCGACCTAAGTCGCAATCCTCACAAGTATATGAAAACGTGCAAATATAACATTTTAAACTAAATATTAACTTTTTCTATTATATATTATGAAAATCAAGGTAAAAAAAGAAGGTAAAAAAAAGGAGTATAAATTAATTGAAAGCTGGAGTGATGTTACGTTAGAAAAATGGGTAAAATTAGCAGAACTAAAAGGACTAACTAAAAGCGAAGAAGCAAAAGGTCTAATAACTGCTTTATCTGATATACCTGAAAAGATTGTATCACAATTACAGATACAAGATGTATCAAGTATATTAAAAAGAATAACGGAATTACAAGTTGGTAGAAATTTAAACTTGCAAAAGATAATAAAGGTAGATGGTAAAGAATATGGTTTTAGACCTGATTTAGAAGAAATAACATTAGGTGAATATGCAGATATAGAAACAATGATAAAAGATGGTACTGAAAAAAACATACATAGAATAATGGCAGTTTTATATAGACCTATCAAACTTAAAAAGAATAACGCATATATTATAGAATCGTATGATGGTAAGATAGATGTAAGAGCAGAAGAATTTAAAAAGATGAATGCAGAACAAGTAGAAAGTAGTATGCTTTTTTTTTGGAATTTCGTAAGCAGGTTGTTAAAGATTTTGCCATTATATTTGATGGAACAAGTGAAGGAAATGAAAAAGCAAACACAGGAGAAAGTTTTGCTGAAAAATGGGGTTACTTTGGATTAATGTATAGATTATGTAATGCAGATATTTCTAAATTAGAAAAAATAACTAAACTAAATTTATTAGAAGCATTTACATGGCTTAGTTATGAAACAGATTTAAGTTCAACAAAACAAGTAAATATAAATGGCAATAACTAACAAAACATATAACAACTTAATTGATAAGTTAAAAGATATTGGTAATAAGCATGAGCAGATAAGCACAGTAACTGTTGGTGATATATTTGATATAGATTTACAAAAAAACACTAAGTATGCTTTGATGCACATAAATCCAGTAAATGTAGTTACTGCAAGATATGGTTTAACATATAACTTTCAAATATTTGTAATGGACTTAGTAGAGCCTGATAATTCTAATGAGCAACAAGTGTATAGTACAGTATTACAGATTTGTGTAGACCTTATTTCAATATTTAGAAATAGTAAATACCAGGCAGAAGATGGTAATGATATAAATGATCCTATTTATTTTACAGAAGGTGATTATACTTTAGAGCCATTTACTGAAAGGTTTGACCAGGCTGTAACAGGCTGGGTATTCCAAATAGGAGTTACAGTAGATAATAGCTTTCAAACTTGTAATATACCAATGGAAACTTAATAATGTTTAAAATAAAAATAGGAAAATTAACAATACAACTAATACCACCAAAAATAACTTATGGATTATAACGATATATTAGAACAATTAGAAGCAATAAGTATTAAGTTAGAAACTTATAATGACTATCCAGAAAGTGCTACAAATAACGCTAAAAGAGCAAGAAAATGGAAAGAAGAAAATGGTAGTGATTGTGGTACTAGAGTTGGATGGACAAGGTCAGCACAATTAGCAAATAGAGAAAATATAAGTAGAGATACAATAGCACGTATGGCTTCATTTAAAAGACACCAACAACATAAAGACGTTCCTTATTCAGAAGGGTGTGGTGGTTTAATGTGGGATGCTTGGGGTGGTACAAGTGGTATAAATTGGGCAATAAACAAGCTAAAGCAAATAGATAAAAAATAATATCATGCAAAAAAAATATAAAATAAAAGATTTTAAAAGTATTAGGTATAACTTAGAAGAACACGAAGAAAGATTAACTAGCGAATTAACGCTACAAAAGAAATGGTGTAAAAGTAATGTAGAATGGTGTATTATTACAAGTGTAGATGGTTATGAATACAAAGTGAAGTTTGATAATTTAGAATTAATAAAAAGAAAAAAAACAAAACTAAAAGATAAAAAATAATTATGGCAAATTTAACAACAACAATTTCTGAAAGCGTAACGCTAAATGGTGCGACTAGAGGAACAACAAACACAATAACAACTACTGGTGTTGTAGATGTATTTGAAAGAATACTAACTTGCTCACATAGTCAAACTACAACAATAGCAACTTTTGGTTCTTCACCTCACTCATCAGCTGGTGCTTTAGATGTTGAAAACTGTAAATACTTACGAGTTACAAATCTTAGTACAGATCAAGACATGATGGTTGCTTTTGTAACATCAGGAACTAATTATCAAGTTACAGTAAGAGCAGGTGGCTCACATATTTTATTTCAAGCAGAAGATGGAATATTAGGTGAAGCTGATTCAACTCCAGCATTTAGTGGTTTAGCAGATATAGTAACGGTTCAGGTAAGACCATCAGCTACAACAGATGTACAAGTAGAAATATTTGTTGGTCTTGTATAATGAACACATCTAATATAGAAAGGTATTTAACTAGCTTAGGTAAGTATTTGGTTAAACAATCAAGAGCAAACCTAACTAGAAAGAAAAAGAATGTAAATAAAGCATTGTACAATTCTATTAAATTTAAAGTTGATTCTGATGTTGATGGATATTCTTTAAAGATTTTTATGTTAGATTATGGTACATTTGTAGACAAAGGAGTAAGTGGAAATAAAAAGATACAAGAGTACACAACGTATGATGGTAGAAAAGTAGAAAGTCCTTTTAAATATAGAAGCAAACAACCACCTGCTGGTATATTAGAAAAATGGATAAGAGCAAGAAAGCTGAAAGGTAGAAATAGTGAAACTGGTAGATTTATTACTAATAAATCATTTGCTTTTTTAATAGCAAGAAAAATAAAATTACAAGGAATTAAAAGTACAAGTTTTTTTCAAAGACCTTTAGGATTAGGCTGGAAAACATTTGGTGCAGAAATATTAAAATCATTAGAACAAGACATAATAGACACACTTAATTAGAATAAAATGGCAGCAAACGCAAATATAGTAATAGAACAAAAACCTTTATATCAATTAATGCCAGTAGCACAACCGATAATTTTTACAGTATCGGATAATACATTAGTGGCTACTAAAGAAAGAGTAAAATTTATAGCAGAAGTGTATGTATCAAAAGACCTTTCGGTATTTTCATCTAATCCATCTGATGTTAGGGTAGCTACTTTAAAAACAACACCAAATAATGCTGGTGTAGGAATGTTTGATATTAGACCAATAGTAGAAAGCTACGTAAAAGCAGAAAACTTAGCAAATGGTACAGATAGTGGTGCTTATAGTGGTACGGTATTTAGTACATTTAAAGGTGTAGAATTTAA